AGTTTTAGCAACCAAACTAATGATGTATTGTCTACAACTATACTCATTTCAACCACTCTAGACCAATGAACTCAAACTTACCATCTGTTATACGTGCTACGTCATGAACAGACCCAACTTTTTCTATGTGAGCGCCTTTCATTTCTTCTATTTTTGCTCGAACAACCCATTCATTATCTTTTAGGTTTCTGTCACCCTCGACACCTGCGGCCAAGTCAGCCTTCTTTTGGTATCTCGCTAGGAAGATTTGTTGTGAGAACTTACGCATAGTACCCTTCTCCCATTCCGGTCTATGTCCGACAGTCATCAGAACTTTCTTACCTGTACCGTCATCCATGTATTGAGAAACAGGTTTTAAGTGGAAAGTAAAGTAAACCTTACCGACATTTAGACTGTGTAATCTAGTTAGAACATTTCTGTAAAGTCTGTTTCTTTCGCGCCATTCTTTTTGGTTAAAAGTATCTCCTTCTTCTTCAATGACACCACGACTTAGTAGTGATGCTCTCATAGCGTGTTCACACCACTTTAAGAAAGTAGAACCACCATCAAAGATGACACCACCGACTGATTCAGGGTTTTCTTTTACCTTATCAGCAAGTATGTTCACATACCAAGAAGTTTTGTCCAGTAGTGCTTTGTAATCTACATTGTTGTCCTCGTCAAAGATAGAGTCATCTGTTTCATCGTGTAATGGTAGAACGACTACGTTAGGTGTATTAGGATACACAACGTCTACGGTTGACCTAGCGGAATTGTCAATGTCAAATAAATATACAGTCTTACCTGCTTCTATTTCGTTTTTCAGTAAGGACAGTGCTAGTCCGGTTTTTAGAGTGTTTTCGTGTCCTACGAACGCCATACGATGTTGTATGGTGTTTACTCTATTGTTATCGAAAAGGTTTCGATAATAAGATTCGTCAAACTTTGTTGACGGTTCTTCAGTCTTTCTTTCAGCATTTTGGTTTGGTGCTTTTGCTCCCCAAGTCATATTATCACAACCAATCATTACACATATAAACTAAGTGGTAGGCGCTATGATAGCAGCGTCGGTCATCAAAACCAACGCAGCGATAGACACAGCACTCTCTAAACTGTTGATAGTAACTTGCATAGGGTCATAGACCCCATCATCTTTAGCCTTTCTAATCTCTCCTGTCTTACCACATACATAATGTTCCTTACCTAGAGAAAAGTTACGGTCTACCGAGCCACTATTGGTTATAATAGTCTCGATAGGAGTCATGAGTGCAGACTGATACAGTTCTGCCACTTCGCTTCTACTAACCATTTGTTTCGCTGAATGCCAAAGCATAGCGCCACCACCTACAACCACACCACTTTCTAGTGCTAATTTACAGGCGTTTACTGCGTCATCTACACGCTCCTTTCTTTCTACCTGTTCGACATCAGATGCACCACCTACATAGATTGTGGATATACCACTAGTCAATCTACTGATTCTATTCTGTATGGCTTCTGCCAACCACTCATTCTCTTCTGCTTCGCAAGCGTCTACCAATGTCTCTATATGATTGTCTAATGTATCTACATTTTCTTTTAGCGTAAGAGTAGTAGAGTTAGCGGTTGACACTAACCTCACACAACTACCCAAATCATCTTCGGTAATACCTACAATACTTTCTTTTAGGGAAACACTAAAGCGGTTGGCGCGAGTAGCGTAAGCAACATCTTCAAGCCATTCTTGTTTCTGCTGTGGCATACCTGACGGTTTAACCATACAAACAGAAACTTTACCTTGCACTATGTTTACCAAAAGATTCTGCAACATTTGAGGATTGAAATCCGAACAAAAGATTACTAATGGTTTGTTATTCTTTACTGCTATCTCTAAAGCAGGTATCAATGTATTGAATGCCTCAATTTTTTCTGTTGTTACTGCAATCAAAGGATTATCGTACTCGGTTTTTCTTCCTACGTTTGCCATCAATGGATGTACATAACCTGCATTCATCTCAAACCCATCGGACTCTTTGACATAAGTATCTCCGGTAGTGGATTTTTCTATTGTCAACCCACCTACTGAACCCGCCTTTTGTACTGCGTCGGCTATCAATTGACCCAATTCTTCATCATTATTAGAAGCAATAGTAGCCACATCTTTCAAATCGAAATCTGTGATTGCGTTCATCTCAATATATTCAATACTTTCTTCTAAGTATTGTTTTAATTCGTCACGTATTTTTAAGGGAGAAATACCTTTCTCCATCAATGAAAGAGAACCGTTACACAAAGTTTGTGCTATCAACGTAGCGGTAGTAGTACCATCACCGGATTTTTCCTGTGCTTCCGATGCAACCTCTTTAAGAAGGTCTATACCCATTTGCACGTAAGGGTCATTGTCATGTACTGCTCTAGCAATAGATACACCATCGTTTAGAATCACAGGCATACCCATAGGATTTTGTATTATTACTGTTCTAGCATTCGGGCCGAGTGTGCCTTTTACAGCGTTTGCTACTTTATTGACACCGACTAGTAGTTTACTTCTTGCTTCTGCACCTGTTATTATTGTTTCCATATTTTCACCTCAAAAGAAATCATCATGTAAATCATCGTGGTAAGGCTCACCATTAACGTAAACACCGAACTCATCATTGTCAAAAGCAGACGCTACTGCACATATCTTAGTATAGTGCAAAACATACAACCCATCATTCCTTTCGGGGTGTAGAGAGGATAGTATAGCCTCTTCTGTTAAGACTACACTATCCCCTACTGACAACTCTGTTGGTACTTGTCTACCAATTGAGTGTACGGTGTACATGGTTTCAGTAATAAGACCACTACTGCTCATACTCTCATGGCTTTCTAGGAGAACGAACTCCCCCACAGCCCGCCAACTAGGGTTCACGCTTCCCACCCATTATCATCGTCTGAGAAATCGGGTGCGACCATTTGCTGAACTTCATCAAAAGCCCACCAACCGTTCACGGACATTTTATCTTCCATCTCACGTGTTCTCCAAGCCTGTCCGACAATCATAAGTTTAGTACCTACACCAAAGTTAGGAGAGTCATCACAGTAGACATCAATAGTACCTGCGAGGGATGTAATATCTGTATCACCACAGATTAAGATTGCACCGCCATTGTCTCTAGGGTCAATGTGTATAACTTCTACAACAGTAGCACACATCCTATCCCACCAACCGTCTGTACCGTTGTATTGGTCGTAGTAAGAACCTAAAGCACCTAAGTTAGGTAACATATTTTCCTGTCCAATGATAGCAGGTAACATATCTAACGGAGAGCCACTAAAGATAGTGGATAAGTCTGTGTTGATAGTCGGGTCTGATACATTCGCATTCAGATAGCAACGGTTATTCTTACCTGTTTTTAAGGGAATAGTAAGTGGGGTAAAGGTTGGGAATTGTTTATCTGCTGCCTTAGCACTGCCGCTTACAGTAAACACCTGTGGCTCACCAGTTGCACCCTGTGGGCGACCAAAAAATAACGATGTTCTTTCTCTCTCATCTTGAGGTCGAGGCGCACCATACTTGAAGTTAGCATCTCCACTAGGGAAGGTTGCGTTGTTCTTATCCCACACTACATAGAAATGTGTGTTGGCATCTAATTGCATTGTGTGTTTAGGTAACTCAGACACATCTGTTTCAGCGTTACCGAAGTATTTTTCAGCCGCTAGTCTTGTGTAAGAACCATCATGGTTGTCCTCAAAGAGAACAACTGAACCGTTATCAACGAATGTTTGTCTTACTTCTGATGAAGCAGAACCAAGTTGATTCTTCATTTTATTGTATAGAATCTTACCCCATTCTTTAGGTCGAGGTACAGAAATAAACATACCTTCGTATGTATCTGCTCCGGCTCTACGCATTCTCGCATTTTCAGAAGTAATGTTTCTACCTGCTACTCTAAGAGCGAGGATGAAACAATCATCATCTGAGCGACCTGCATTTTTCCATGCAGCCCCCTGTTCTGCGAGGACTGCGTTAGCCCTCTCTTGCACCAATTCCGGCGCGACATTCAACGTTTTAGCAATATTATTAAGCATATCATTCGACATCTTTTTCACCTTTTTCTAAACCAAGCCTGATACAACACACATATAAACTATGCTACTAACATCCTAACTAGATTAGCCTTAATAATATCTTCATCAACACCATTAAGTATATCCCTCTCGGAAGTTATAGCCGCATCTACGACTTGGATTATTTTATTTGATTTTGCCTTCTCTAAGGCAGTATCGAAAACAGCACGTACAACAGTTCTACAATCATAAGTCTGAATCATTTTGTAAGCCGAATCAAAATCAGCATATTCTAGAGTTAGAGTTAGAAACTTAGTAGAGTCAAAATCAGTAACAGTTAAACTTAGGATAAAACTATTAGCCTCGTCAGGTTCAAGGCCGTGAAATGCTTGTAGTGCATTGATAGCATTACGCAAATCCCCTGCGTGTGCCTCACATATAACTTGTAATTGTGTTTCAGTAATCTCAACGTGTTCCTCTCCACAAATATACTCTAACCTACCTTTCATTTCATCTATCTCTATCGGTCTGAACTCCATTTCTCTACACCGTGAGCGTAAGTAAGGACTTACCTTTTCGATATTATTACAAGTAAGAATGAAAAGACCTTGTGCATTCTCTATCACACCTTTCAAAGCCGACTGTGCTTCGGGTGTCAGTTGGTCTGCCTCATCTAACAAGATATATTGTTTGTAGTTTCCTGAACGTGTCAGGGGAATCAACTCTTCTTCAACAAATGCTATACCTCTAGTTTTCTTAGAAGAAGCATTGAATATATGTAAGGGGTAGCCCCTTTCGTTGGCGATAGCGTGAGCATAAGTAGTTTTACCGACACCTGCTTTCTTACTGTGTAATAAAAGGTGTTGGTCGAAATTAGAGAAATTATTGTTAGCGACCATCTCATCGAATGTAGTAGGTCTGTACTTGTTCGCCCATACTTGCTGCATGAACTACGCTTGCCTAATACAGATATAAAGTATTAGATGCCATCTTCCATTAGGAATGCACGTGTAGCCTCGTATAGCATCATAACATCGGTATGAGAAAGTCTACCCAAGACTTCTCCGTATGACCTTTCTATTAGAATAGTTTGTACCATACCTGCCATGAATCCTCTCAAGAAAGATTCGTCTATCTTCGCATCCTCGAAAAACTCAAACGCATCAGTATCTTCTTCTTCTGCGTAATCTAGTAGCATACTGCGTAGTATAGCAGCGTCAAACATATTCTCTTGTGTCAACATACTTGACATATCAATGGCGTTATTAGTGTGTAGCATGGTGGATATTAGACTGCTTATATCTTCTCGCATATTAGTCCTCATATATAATCACCACTTAGTGTTGTATTAACCCTTTCTTACACAGTGTAAACAAACCTCGGAATTAGGTGGGAGTATTCTTATTCTTCCACAACTACATTGTACGGCTTGTTTCCTTTGTGTAGGTGTCATGACGGTAGGACTACGGGTATAAAGTATATCATCTCGACTTTTGATAACATCCCTGTCTATATCATACAAAAGATGCGAAGCCTTTACACCTATTGCGTTCTCTACCTTTTCGCTACCTACTGATATTATCTGTGGGTTCTTAGAAAGTAAAGCGGAAAGACTGTGTGGAGAAGGTATAGTTCTTACATTCTTCAATGTAGATAGTTTCTCGGCCACTCCTTCCTTTGTCATAGCGCCATGTTCCCATAATATCTCTACTATGAACCGTCGAACCCGACGGTTATTTGCACTCATGTATAAACGTTAGTCTATGGTATTTATAAATCGTTCCCTACCGCAGCCCATATTAGACCGTTTTCAAATCTAATCTCTTCGTACTCACCACAGGGACTAATCTTTTGTTTTTCCAAAGGTTCGACTATTTCTACCTTTACTTTCTGCGTCGCAAGCGTTATTTTATCACAAAAAAAAATCGTGACTTGACCCACGTAACACAATAATCTTAGAGAGAAATATAATATTATAGCATCAACTAAAACCATTTACTCTCATCAACCTTAGTCTTTTTCATACCTTGCGGTACGTTACCGACTTCTCTTAGGTGATTGGCTACACTTATAGAGTTTTCCAATATCATGTCTACATACTTATCACTACTTCTAAAACCATACGGTGTTTCTTTTACCTTTTTACTTTTACTAGGCCATAATACTTTTTTTCTAGAAGGCTGTATTCCGTATATTATAGCAGCCCTAGTGTACTTTTCCGGTAATATAAACATAGTTTTTGACATTCTTCTCCAAAAATCTATATCTTTGTAATTGTGTTTTAGAAACCAATTTACCAAAGGTAAAGGTTGTTCTTTGAATATTTTTTGCACTCTTGTTCTATCGTTCCAATTTATCAATGCTCGTATTGCCATAAATGTATCATCGGGTTTTTCTTTTGAGGTAAGAGTATCACTAACAATACAGAACTCTTTTGCCTTTTTGTTCAACGAAGGTTCTTTTGTGGTAATAATAATGAGTTTACTGCGTATAATCGAATGCCACTTTAGTACATCTTCGCTACTAAACTTATCACTGATAAGAAAATATATTGTATCTTCACGTTCGGGTATCACATCTAATGTACTATACATGAACACTTCTTCTTTTGTATCATCTCTAAAGGGAGATGCGTCATCAGTATATATTATCATGTATCATCCCTCTCTACGAATGGGTCATGGCTATAAATGTATTTGTAAACCCTTTTCATTTGACCTACACTCAATCCCCAAACTCTCATGACTTCCTTTTTTTGTACTTGATAATCTCCATACATCCAAACAATACCATCATAAGTTATTATTCCCATCAAACCATCTTCTTTCATGGCTTCTATCAACACAGGATATTCATCTTTGAATATCGGCCTAGTGGCAAAATATCTTACGGGTTTGTTTCTCCATTTTCTCATGTCACTATCACACCAAACAATATTAGATTTATTATTGTGCTAACAATAAATCCTACCATATACTTTTTTCTTAAATCGTTTTCTATTATCCACGCATTATAAATCCAATCACTCTTCGAACCCTGCGTGGCCTTTTTCGGCAACTTCATTCAATCACCTCAAAGGGTACATCAATAGGTTGGGAAAGTAAATTAAGTTTCCTTTCGACATCATCTAATAATTTAGGTTGGTCGGATAATACTTCTACCAAAACTCTACTTACTTGGTTAAGTTGTGCGTGTGCTAAAAGTAATTGGGAATCTACACCTATTTCCTTTTTTAGTGTACCAACTAGTTTTAAGGAAGTATTAGCCTGTGCAATAAGTCTAGAAGCATCGGCTACAAACTCTGATGTGATACCACCTTCGGCTTCTTTTCTATCCTCTAGTTCGTCTAGATAAGTAGTAATTCTTTTTACAATATCTTCTGCTGAATCCAAAGTGCTGATACTTTGTGTACGGGCTTCTTCTATATGCTTTGCTTCTTTCGGGTCATAATCTAAGTGTGCATCCATATGGGTCATAACTAAACCATCCGGCCAATTATATTTAGCCTCAAGATAACTAGGTAGTGTTTCTCCCGAATAGACCTCTTTTTCCATCTCTCTACAATCTTTGTGTTCGCACATTTCACAACCACCATCTAATACCCACCTCAATATTTCTATGGTAAAACTATCATTAGTAGTAGCAAGTCTATTTTGTATCTCTCTTTTACTTCTCATTTTTTCACACTCCATTTCGCGGCTGTGCTAGAGTCCTTCCTTTTTGTAGTTATGAAGTACATAGGATGTCTTTTTAACGCCCAATGTAAGGACTGAGCCTGTCGTCTTGAATCTACTCCTTTGAGGTATCTACTCTTGTGTAAAGGTTTGCCATTCTTTAATTTTAACATAAAAAGAATATCAAAGGCTGTCATTTCTCCTTGCATTTCTTCTGCAAATCTATCTAAAGCGTCAACTAAAAATCTATTCATCAGCATCAATTACCACTTCCTTTCCAATGCACATCGGGACTATCTTCTGTAACTTTACCAAAGCGGCAAACCACACCTTTACGACCACGCCTTTTCACACTAGGTTCTACTTCGGTGTACCAAGTTTGATTTTCTAAGTTTTCTATCAACCATCTTTTTGCCGATTGATAATCTCCGTTAGTAATCATCCTAGAAATCTCTTTCAGCAGTTGACTCTTAGGAATATCCTTCATCCAAAACGCACTACGAATCAACTCTAAGTCTGCATCCATTACAGTTCTACGCATAGCCAATGATTGATTTAGTATTTCCCTTAAAGTATCATCTAGTCTAATAACTAATGCTTCTCCACCACGATAGGTAGGCTGCATCATGGCATAACCAATACACATTCTACGGAATAAATCAGCCTCGAAACTTCTTACATCGGGTCTATCAATCCATTCCATGATTTCATCATCAAATAGAATACCTGTCGGTGGATTTAATACGGCTTGTTGCATTCTGTTTCTTATCCATTCTTTTATCTCAATATTAAGATTAGCCAACTCAATCCTTTCATCTCTTTGCATATTGGCTTGACGGTGTTGTGCTATTTTGTACGCCCTTTCTTTTTCCGGTGTCATCTCAATGTCTATGATGAAGAATCTTCTATCAAGACCACTCTCTAACTCAAACCTAGCAGGTTGTGTACCCGCCCATATAGTGTAGCGGGTAGTATATCTAACCCATCCGTTACGCATGGCTTTTTGTACCCTACCATTGTCAAGTGATGTTAGTAGTTGGTTTTTCATATCTAAACTGTGGTCTTTTTTTGACGCATCAGACATAGAAGAAAACTCTTCAAATCCTAGAATACCACCACACATTTCTCTAGCAATAGGTCGCCCTGCTATGTTCCCTTCTTCATCTACACTACCAAACATACCTGCTTCTGTGATAGAGTTAGCACCCATCATTGTTCTCAACCCTTGCCCTAAATCAGCATTAGAATTGAATGCGAGTCCTGTACCTTCTGCAAGAAACATTAAGATAAGAATACTTTTACCCGAACCTTTAGCACCCCTCATCAGAATGTGAATGCGTGTATCGGGTAACTGTGACATAGGAGTATAGAAAGGCACATTGTCATGTCTGAGAGGGCAGTTCTCGATAACGAAATCACCATCTTCTACATTTACTAATGGACTGTCGGGGTCAAAATCACAACGGCTGCATTTGTTCAACGCATTGAATATATGTCCACCGATACTACATAGGAAGATAGGTATTTTATCTTCTACGTCTACGAAGTAGTTTCTCTGTGCAAACTCAATAGTCTTTTCAAAAACGTTAAACTCACTCATATAGACACCTCTGCATCGTAAAGCATTTCCAATAACTCGGCTTTATAGTTTTCGTTTGCCAACAAAGCATGAGTATCGTGGAAGTAATCGAGCAATCTATCTGCTTCATCTACATTTAACCATGTAGTTTGTGTATTAGCACACATTACAATCCAATTGCCTCTAACTCTATTTTTATTAAAGTGTTCAAAGGCACTAGCCGCTACCCAAGTAGGTGTAGGTACATCTAGGTCTATCATGTCTATACTATCACCATTAGTTAGGAATAGTGTGTCATCCTTTTCGTCATAATCATATATCAACAACTCTTCTGTTGGTATTTGTGGTTGTTCTTTAAACGGATTTTCTTGCATTAGATTTGAGGTAATATAAACTAATTCATCTACACCCTTTTCTGTTAGATTCATCATGATGTCTCTAAATACAGGATAGTTATACAACCAAGATTTTGTTTGTTTGGTACTAGGCATATAAGCACTAGTTATTCTTAAGATAAAATAACGACGACCATCTTCATTCCTAGTCTCATACAATTTCCATTCGGGGGGTACAGGTGCAGGGAGCGTGTTCATTGCGTCTACTGGTAGTAACTTAGACAAGATAGTACAGACAGGTAATTCGTCGCCTACAATCGAAGCCCCTGCTATAAAACTAGCAAATCCTTGTTCGTTCTGATAGTATGTAATTAGCGTACTACTTTCTTTATCTACTTTTTTAGACCAAACAAAATCAACATCAGAGTAGCCTTCAATTATTTTCATCTAATACACCTCTTCTTTCTATCTCTTGTCTTACGAACTTTGGAAACCTTTTGAGTGGTCGCCTAGATGCTATTGCTCTTTCTACAACTTCGTCAATAGGTCTAGCCTTGTATAATTTATATTTTCTGCTAGACCAAGATATACCTCTTGCTTCTTCTTTGTACCCATCTTCCTCAAACAACATACTCTTTGCTAGTATGTTAGATACTACATAGCCCGTCGTTCCGTGTTGTGCCCCACCCGCTTTATCCTTTAGCATCCTATGGTCTGTGTTGTTGTACCATTCAGTCAATTCATAGTAGGTCATACTTTCACCCCTTTCTCTCAGATGTTTATACATCCTCTCTTTCATACGTTTATTCTGTGCTCTCGCCATATATCTATTAGTAATCATTACACCTTTAATTATTTTTATTACGTGGCACAAGCGTAAAAAGAATAAAACGCTGTACTGCTCTATTATTTTTTATTTTTTTAATTCTTTCATAGATGTATTAAGATTAGTAAACTAATAACCATACATACTATTGAAGAAAATAAAGAATTAAGAAAAACGCTGTACTGCAAGCCTGTAATTCTTTTTGTTGTGTTGGAACTTACTGAAAGAAATAGTCTTTATCATGTTTTTTTACCGCAATACTATTCATATTCTCTCTTTCTAACTTATTTCTACTGATAAAATCATGTAATCTTTCTGAGTTTCCACCACTACCTAATACTTTTATCTCTAAATTATCTATGTGGTCTAATGCTGACAAAGCATTCCATAACATTTTTTCTAATTTGTCTGATTTAATTGTGTGAATCCATTTTTTGATTTCTTGTGTAGGTATGGGTTGAACCCAAAACCCACCTACCTTATACCTAGCAACAATTTTTGTTAGGTTTTTATACGAAGTTATTTCTATCTTAAAAGTATCTTTAGTAAAAGACATTACAGGACTTTTGTAAATCGCGTGTGGATATGGCCTCATATGTCTGATAGACATTTGAAAATCGGGTAGATAATTAGCACCGATAAACTGCATAGTGCTTTCAAAATACCTAGATTGATTGCCCGTAGGCTCGACCTCTAATACTTTAGATTCATCTATCCACAAGCCTATGAATGCGTGTTCTGTGTGGTCAAAATAACCCTGTATTATTTCCTTCAATGTAGGTCTTTCAGTTGTAGGTATTTCATAAAGTGTGAACATCATATCAGCATACATCAATTCATTATCTAATGCACGTAACAATCTGAAAAGAATATATCTATCTTCTATAACCAAATTACTTTTACCGTAATCTAATTCTATGTAAGGTTGTTTCTCTGTTTGGTGAGTAATTGGTGGTTTGTATTCCCACGCATCTTTTACTACACAATCCTCAGTAGATATTTCTATGAATTGTTTCATGCCTACTCCTGTGCTTCTCTATGAGCCATATTAGTTGCTTTGATGTAGTTTGCTCTCTTCATAGTATCTCTGAACTCCGCTATTGTCTTGGCAGGTATTTTAGCCCTGTTGTTACCAATACTCATCCATTTAGTCATGTCCTCTACTAACTGTCGCAATTCATTGACCTCTTCATTGTCAGTATATTGCGTTGCTTCTTTCTCTTTTAATTTTTCCATTTCTTTTTCCATTAAATAATCCTTGTATTTTTTCATATTTCTGCACCTTCCTCTTCGTAGTGATACACATTAACTGTGTAATCGAATAAATTATCTCTCTTTGTCATTTTACATGACATACTTTTTGATACACCTTTCATACCACGTAACAATACCGCTACGTGTTTGGCGTTTACTATCTTCTTTCTTTTTTTAGGGTCTAACTTGTCAATCATTTGTGAGGCAGTAAGACCATCGGGATTTTCCCGTAGTGTCTGTATCAAAGCCTCTCTTACTCTCTTGTGTCTCATAACCTTTCCACTCCGTCATCACGTATAAAGGGTTCTATTCTGTGTCGCAAGCGTCATCATCAAATGTTATCTGTGGTTCACCAAAGGCTACTAAGTCTGCTAGGATTGGTACATCAGAAGAAACTATATCAATAATTTTTTGTGTGTAAATTACACCATCCATC